TTGCCACGTTTAAATCGCCAATTACATTTGCACCGGCACGATAGCCAACGTATGCGCTGTAACTATTTGTAACGTTTGAAAGTCCAGCCTGATAGCCAACAGCCGTCATGCGTAAACCTGTTGTATTAGCCGCTAAAGCACTAGCACCCACCGCAGTATTAGTAGCCACAGCACCCGCACCACGACCCACAGTAATGCCGTTAACTTGCAGTTGTGCGCCATCCCATGTAAACAAAGATGATGCGCCAAATGAACCAGAATTGTTGAACTGAATCTGCGTGTTAGAACCAGCCGCAACACCAGCGCCACCAGTACCCGCAAGCAACTTCACCGTACCAGTGTTGTCCTTGTAGTACAACTTGCCGTCAGTGATGTTGATAGCTAACTCACCGTTTGCAAGGTTGGTATTAACAGGTACAGCCGCCGCTGCGGTGCTGTAGTACAGAGAGATGGGTGTGTAACCAGTTTGTGCCATTTTCTATCCTCAGAAAGTTCCGCCAGAGATGCCCGACCACACTGGTGCGCCTGCCCCTGCCGATGTTAATACTTGTCCAGCCGTTCCTGCCGCTGTGAATGCAAATGCAGTTCCAGTCCCATAAGCCGCACCACCAGCAGTCGCTGTAGCCGAACTATTAGTACCGCCCTGCGCAATTGCAAGAACCCCAGATGTTACTTGAGTTGCCGCAATCGCAATCGCTGTATTGCTTGCACTGGTGATCTGACCTTGCGCGTTTACCGCTATTGTAGGAACAGATGCCGCCAAGCCATAAGAACCAGAAGAAACGCCTGTGTTTGCGATGTTGAACGTAAACGCAGGAGACTCATTTAATCCTGTGCCAGCAGAATAAGTAATTGGCGCATTGAACTGGATAAAGGTTAACGCTGTAGTTCCAACAGTAATTGGCAGTGGGGTTTGCTGAACCCATGCAGTTGAAGCCAAAGTTCCAGAGATAACCAAAACATAGTCACCTTGGTCAATCTCGTTAGTACCTGTTCCAGATGTGTCGTAGTCAGTTGCACGAGTCAGAATAAAGGGCAAAAGCGTTGTGCCAGCCTGTGTAACAACATACACGCCGTTGTAAGGCGCATTTGCACTGATTTCATTCTTAACCAAAACACGCTGAGTTGCTGTTGGAGAGCCGCCACCCAAGGACAAAGCACCGTTGGCAACCGCAGTAATTGTTGCGCCTACACCGCTTGCGCCATTGTTGTACACATATGTAGGAAGCGTAGTGGTTGTTGCGTAGTTAACTGGTTGGTGGTAGTTCAAACCTGCCGCAATCGAGTCAGCATAGTCCTTGTTGACAATGTCCGTGCCGCCTGTTGGTGCTGTTGTAATTGTTCCTGTAGTCATCGCTACAGAAGTAAAAATACCAGCCGCAGGAGTCGTAGCACCAATCACCGTGTTGTTGATTGTTCCACCCGTTAATGTCGGTGTAGCAATCGTAGGCGTATTGATCGTTGGGCTTGTCAGAGTCTTGTTGGTCAGCGTCTGTGTACCAGTCAGCGTAGCAACAGTTGAGTCAATACCAATCGTAACTGCGGCAGAACCGTTGTAGGAGGTTCCTGTTAAACCCGTACCAATGGTCAACGCATTAGACGCTGTAGCAGTCACGGTCACCGAAGCACCAAGGCTTACAGAAGAACCGTTGATTGTGATTGCACTGTTTGTCAGTGACGCATTGCCAATGTTTGACAACGTGTTGCTTGCACCGCTGATCGTCTTATTTGTAAGAGTTTGCGTACCAGTCAGCGTAACAACCGTTGAATCAATTGCAATGGTGACTGCGGTAGAACCATTGTAGGAACTACCAGATAATCCTGTGCCAATGGTCAAAGCGTTTGGTGATGCAGCTGTGATCGTTCCAGACGCGCCAAGTGCAACAGTAACGCCGTTGTAGGTTACCGCGCTATTTGTTAAACCCGCGTTAGGGATAGTAGCTACAGCGGTAAAAGCGCTTGTGCCGTTACCAACTAAATAGCCAGTCAACGTACCTACACCAGTACCGCCGCTACTAACATTTAACGTGCCGCCTAGAACAATGCCACCACTTGTAGGAACTGCAGGCGTTAATCCTGTTGAACCACCACTAAAAGATGTAACACCACCTGATAGCGCAAACTGACGCCACGTGCCTGAAGCATACCCATCAAATGTAGAAGTTGTAGTATTAAAGCGGAATTGACCTTCAGCCCCAACAGGTTGCTGCGCTGATGTGCCTGACACTACAGTCATTGCACCTGTACCCGGGAGCACAACGTTATTTGCAATAGTTAGCGTAGGATTGCCTGCGCCATTGCCATTTGCAACGCCAATCTGATTAGCAGTTCCAAGTATTTCTCTGCCTGCAATTGTAGTTCCACCCACCACAGCCAACATACCTGTGCCTGAGGCGTTTGCAATTGCCAAGGCAAGCCCTGAAAGCGCAATAGTAGGATTGCCTGCAACACCGCTGCCATCAGTAACAGCAATGCCACTGCCTGATGCAGTGATTGTTCTAGGCACCACTGTGGAGCCGCCCGTCTTAACAATGATGCCATTGCCTGCAGACTCTAAACTGCCAGACGCGCCATTCAATCTTATTTGCAACGTAGACTGCGCGCCGCCATCAACTAGCCCTATGCCTGTGCCGCCTGATAGCGCACGACTGTTAGCTAATTGCGGAGTCTGATTAACCGTCAAATAGGTATACGGTTGACTTGGCGATGCAGCAATGGCGCCCGTTGTTGTCTGAACCGTGACGCCATTTTGAACAATAGGTACCGACTCGGTGCCTGTGATTGCGCCAGCTGTTGGCAATTGCGTAATTTGTATATTGGCCATATTACGGACTCAGGTTATCAAGGTTGCCATTGTTCTCTGGATCATCGGTATTTTGCTCCGGAGAGATGTTGTATGTATTATACGGTCCGGTGATCAGCGAGTCTTGATTTGCAGCTACACTGACATCAGGCCTAGGGAATCTAAGCGCAATCTTTTCAGGTTGCCGCGCAGGTAAACGATATGGGTCAAACTGATCTCTGCAGCCATTACCGCAGACTTTTAAGCCCGGGTTATTACCGTCAGGTCCCAATTCAACGTACGCTCTCTTCATGTGACAACGGTCACAAATTGCAATACTTAAAACAGCATTGCCAAGAGTGTCAAGCGTACGTGGCATACTTACCTCGTATAGTAACTAATATTCGGAGCAAAGTAAATCGGACTCTTGTCTCTTTCTTCCTGCTCAGCAATATTCCAATACTTTTCAGCTTGCCCTTCAAGATATGCAATACGCTCTCCGGCAACTGTGGGTAGTTCCATAGCCATCTGATGCGAGAGCATATTCTGAATGGCCAGATACCATCTCTGGGGAATTTCTATCTCACCTGATAAATCACCTACATCCTGAATTTGCCGATGTCTCCAGACCACGAGTTGTGGCGCAAAAGACGATGGCGCAGGCCAAAGGTACATTGCAGGCTGGGGAATGTTACGGTCAAACCAAAATTGCAGCGGGTAAAGACTGGTGAAGTTCTTATTAGGCAGGTTGGTGTAGTCATCACGATTCAAACGAGCCAGTGGGATTTCATTGGCGTTTGAGCCAAAAACCACCTGATAGACACCCATATTGGCCCCTGCTGTCTGCAGGATTCTCCAGTACGGCGTGCTTGCTGAAGGCTCTAAATCATAGTAAAGCCACGTGCCTGCAGCCCAAGTAACTGCTCCAGGGGTATAAACCGTTGTCCAAGTTGTGCCATTGGTAGAAGACTGAATTGAGATGGTCACTGAGCCGGATATTGCTGGTAGTATACCCACGGTCCCCATGTAGATGTCATTTCCAGACCCGTTATTGATGCCAATATATCCCGTGTTGGTGGTTAATTGGCAAATGTTGGTGTACTGACCATCAAAAGCATTGGCTGTAACGCCAGAAGAACTGTTTGCGCCAGTTTTGTTGGCAGTGACTGTTCGGTAATTAGAATTCAAAACATCTACAGTGCCAGTTGGCAGGTAGTAAACATACTTGTCGGGATTAAGACCTATGACTGTCTTATCAATACACCAGTATTGAATTCCACGATTTGCAAGATTAGAAAGCAAGTAATAGAGACTATCCTTAGATGCCGATACTTGCTCAGAGGTTAATTCTTCTGCCAGCTTGCCGGCGCGTCTGGCGCCATGGTCAATTAGATTCTGAACCGTGATTGTTGTTTGGCCAACTGTTCCACTAGTGCTCATACATTACCACCCAGGACAATTCCAACGTTTAAGAGATGCGGCCTTACGAGTAAGCTCGCCTTTTTCATCGCGCTTAGGCCCCGGCATTCCAGACATTCTAGCACAGAATGAATCCTTACGACCTTGATCAGCTTTAGTTTTTGGGTTAGGCGCAGGTGCTTTAAGATTAGAGCCAGTTGCACGATTAAACTTATCGCGGCCTTTTTGCGTTAATCCGGCGCCTTGACTTGTAGGTAGCTTCTCACCACGAGAGACCGAGAGTCTAGGGTCACCGCCATCTTTCATCTTTTGCGCGCCGCGTTTAACAGAATATGCAATTGCAACTGCTTGCTTAACCGGCTTGCCTGCCTTCACCTCAGCTGAGATGTTCTTTTTAAAAGCTTTATCTGATTTGCTTTTAATCAAAGGCATGATTAACCACAGAAAATAGTCACTGCCGCGCTTGCAGGCAATGTGACATGAATATCAGTGTTAAAGCGAATACCATTGCCGGGCAACAGCGTTGAGAATGGATTAGTTGGTGTAGCGGCAATATTAACTCTCAAAAGAACAGTGCCACCTGAACCACCATCGCGAAACACAATTTCACCAGCCGTCCCGCCTGTCAATAACTGATAGCCCGCAAGGTTGGTTGCGCCAGCGTAAATTGTTCCCGTCGCATCTCTATGCGCAGAAAATACATTCGTTAGTGTGCTCATAATAAATCCTTAAAAGGAAGGGGCCGAAGCCCCGACCTTGATTAGCAAGAACCGCCGTAAGCTTTTTTCATCTTACCACCAGTTTTGTACTTTTGAATTACGCCACCTGTAGCGTACTTCTCAATTACACCGCCGGTCTTCAGACCTTTATGAGCTTTAGACGCAGGCTTATCTGCATGAGACTTAATGTCACCCTTAATGCCTTTAATAGCTGACATCTCAGCTTTGTGCATCTTAGAAGACTCTACCTCACCGCCCTTTTTACGCATCATCGGCGCAGGCATTGCACCAGTTTCCATACGAGTGGGGATACCGCCCATACCGATACCGCGCTTAGGCATGGCGGGAGCCACACCACGGCGAGCAGCCATAGGGGCACCACGTGCAGAAGCTTTTTCAGGGATAATTCCACCCATAGCTTTCTTTACTGTGCCGCCTTTTTTAAGCTTCAGTTCAACTGAAGGCTCAGTAGTCATCATCTTAGGCATTGGTTTAAATTGACCCATGATGATACTCCTTTACGCAAAAGATTTGTAAACGATAGTCACACGAGCTGCACCTGCAGTAGCTGCAGTTCCAGTTTGTGAGAACGTTACCGTTGCGTAGTCAATATCACTTGTACCTACGTTAGCCCAAGCGCTGTACACACCAGTAGTAGCTACTGATGCGCGACCTGCTGAACCAACTGAAGTAGCTGTGACATAAGCTGCGGCAGTTCCAGTTTTACCTACAGTTACCGTGTTGGTAGTACCTGCATCAAACGCAGTCGTAACGTCAATGTGGACATTAATGATTTGCGCATTTGCAGGAATAGTACCAATAGTGACTGCAGTTGTATTAGTGTACGCAATCGTTGTGGTGATTGCGGACAGCTGACCTGCCGTGTTAGTTACTGCGTTATTGTATGCCATTGTCTTTTCTCCTTAATGCGTAGGGGCCGAAGCCCCCACTTGGGTTTAGACGCCGGGTGTACCGAACATTGAACGCCAGTCAGTCCAACCAATGTCATAACGCTCAGTGGCCTTATAACGCATTGAGTCGGTCTCAAAGTCGCCTTCCATGGTCTTTTCCAAGCCACGGCGCATCATCAACTTCATGCCTTCAGGGGCATCAGTCTGAACCCACCACGCAGTGGCAGAAGTCAAACGGGAGATAACTGAAGCACCTTCAGGCATCAAACCAATAGACTTAATTGGGTTGATGTCGTTGTTGGCTGTACCAGCACGAAGAACACTCTTCAGCAAAACTTCAGCTTGGAAGACATTGCCAGGAGCAACCACTAACTTCAGAGGTTGCAAGCGGATCTTCTTGCCGTTGTTGTCCACTGCTTGACGAACTTGGATCAGCATCTGCTCCAAAGAAGTCTGGCTTAAGTTAGCAGCTGTGTTCAGCAAATTGCTTGCTGTACCGCTAACCAGTGGGTGTGTAGAAGCATTCAATTGAACGCCGTCGCCGCCAGCATATGCTGAGTTGAACGCTTGGTTCAACACATTGGCTGCCAATGTCTCTTTAGTTTCCACCAAAGATTGGGCCAAATGCTTAGCGTAAACTTGACCGATACGGATGTGGTCACCGTCTTCAACCAATACCTTGGTCAATGCGAAGGCCAAGCCATACACATTGTAGAGGTAACGCTTGAGGAACAGCACGCCACCTTGTTGGTAAGCAACAGGGCTGCCATCAGGCAACTGAGGTGCTGCACCAAAGCCGTACAAGACAGGCTCTTCGTGGTAGTTACGTGGAATACCTTGTTGTTCACGGAAGACCGTGGACCATTCGTCCGAACGTTGATCGTAGACACCGTCGAAACATTCATT